GACGGCCGGGAGAGACAAAGTCGAAAGCTCATCCAAAATTGCTTCCGCCACCCCAATCGGGAGACCGTCGGTTGCTGCCGCAAAATCAGCCGAAAAGCATGTCTGACGAGGCGAAAAGCCCGCATCGGACAACCTGGACGGACTGAAATCGCCACGCAACAACCAACGCTCGCGACTGACCGTGTCGTACAACAACGAATGGAGAGGCCGCAGGAGAAGATGTCGCCTCCACAACGCATTCTGCTATTTCCCCGTCCTCCAGATATTCTTCAGCTTCCGGACACGTCACCATGGATTGGTGAAATCCCGCGGGTCGGCGTGGAATACCGTACTCGTGCACGACTCGTCTCTTCTCTCTTCTCCACAAGGGCAATGGAACCTGGTGCTGTCCAAGGACAGGCAACCTGAAGCCAAGCTTGTAGAGGGAGCGTCTAGATCCTCGGATCCTGAAGCTCCAAAAAGAAAGTAAGTGACGGGTGAGTCGTGCACGCAAAGGAGAGCGAGTAAACTCGCGAGAAAGATTATGGAGGACCTCCGGCAGCTCCCTCACATCGGTCTGGTGAATCCGCATTTTCACAAATGGGATTTTCTTAAAATTCCCTGTATAATAGGTTGAATTCATGGTCAACAACTTCCGTGAAAAAGCCGTTTTCCTTTCGTTCAACTTCATACCCAGGGCTGGCACCACGAGCCGATAGAGAGACACCCAATCATCTCCAGCCTGCACCAACAAATCGTCGCCATTTATCAACTTCGGCGTCTCAAACCCCATCATGCGGTCCACCCAAGTGGCGGCGCACCAATTCTGGAGGCAAAGCAATGGAAAACTTAACAAGTTTCCCATTAATTGTCCCGTGGTCGGTACAAAGCACTTAGGTCCCGTGATGAAAGGTCTGAGAGATTGTTTGGCAGCAGAAAGGAGTGGTTGGACGGCCGGGAGAGACAAAGTCGAAAGCTCATCCAAAATTGCTTCCGCCACTTCAATCGGGAGATTGTCGGTTGCTGCTGTAAAATCAGCCGAAAAGTATGTCTGACGAGGCGAAAAGCCTGCATCGGACAACTTGGACGGACTGAAATTGCCACGCAACAACCAACGCTCGCGACTGATCGTGTCGTACAACAATGAATGGAGAGGCCGCAGGAGAAGATAAGAACTATCGTTCTTCACCAATGGTCTTGGTTTGCCAGCGTCCTTCGCCACCATGAAGGCGGGCGTGTGGATCAACTCTGGCTCCAAGACCTCTGACAAATACTCTTTCCTTCTCCCGTGCCACTCTGCGTATGCTCCACCGTCACGTCTCGAACTCACAAGAGTCGACGTCAACGGAGGCACGACAGAGCGGGCACGCTTCTTGATGCTCTTTTCCAACACACCTTTGGGAAACAAACTGCGAATCTGAGCGCGAACATGACTCAGATACCCTGCGGGCAGGGTCAATTTTTCATTTGTCAACCTCGAGTGCATTTCATCGAACAATCCGTCCTCTAAGCAGCTGCATGAATCCGGAAACCCCTTGGGGACCGAATTTAGTGCAGCGCTTATGGCGAGAGAGTCCTCGAAAGAGCGCGAAGGGAAAGGGTTTGAGTCAGACAGGATCTGAACAAGAGGAGCCGAAAGAAAAGACTTGACTTCACCGAGATATTGCTTGCAACTATGACCTTTAGCGTCGTTGCATTGAGAAAGCTCTATCTCGTAGAGTCGAGAAAGAAAAGAAATGGAACTGTTAGTGGTAGTCCAAACCCTGTGCCGAAACCTTTGACAGGCTTCTTGTGCCACCGAGGTGACGCC